GCGATGCGTTGTAGCTGGACCAGTTCGTCGTGCGATAGCGGGCGGGAGATGGTTTGTTCATGCAGCCCGTGTAACCGCATGGATTCGCAAAGTGAATCCTCCGGTGTCAGAGTTATGCAACAACGCCCCACAGTGCCGATCTTTCTGCTGGTCCGGCAAGTCAAGCTGCGCAAGCGATTGGATCTGGCGCGCGATGCAAAGGCGGCGCAGGAGAGGATACCGGGCGCAATCGTGGCGAAGTGGGTGGAGGGGCGGTTCCAAAAATAGCTGCTTGATGACATTCAGTTTGGAACCTCAACAGATGGGGGCCGCTCAACGTCAAATCGCATAAACTTGTCGAAAAGTGGCGTTTTTTGGTAGTGAAGATCATAGACGCCTGTCATATTCGCCTGTGGCGCAACTGTTTCCATAAGGCCAAACCACGTCAGCGGATTCAAGAACACAGACCTCATATATCCATCGAGTATGCTGAACGTGTTATTAAGAAACTGCTTTGGTGGGACAAAACAGTAGCGTGTCAATTCCTGTACATCTCTCGGCTTGTCTGCAGCGATTGATAAGCCCCAAAAAATAATTCCTGCCTGCTCGTGAACCCAAGGATGCGCAAGCTTCGTTAATGTTCTCGGGTTTACCTTTGTAAAGGTAGCTTCGAATACGTTCTGAACCATTGCCACGTCTATCCGGTTTTCGAGTAAGTGAACCCCGGTTTTGGTAATTTTGATCCGCTTGGCATCGACCTCGATAAATTGGCACGCAATCGCAAGGGAAATGAGAAAGTCCAGGGGGCAAATGGTTTCTTGATCAATCGGACGCCTAAGAAGCTTAGTCGCTTCGATATCTAAGTTTGGCCAATTGGTCGTCACAAGAAGAAGGTCGAGGCTGTCGGAAGTCATTGTTCCGTCAGGTAGTAAGGCGATCCGCCCCTCATTAATCAGGGTCAGGAACACACGCAGATTGTCGAAGATGGCGGAACTAGAAAGTTCCGCAGCGTTTTCGAGGTATTCCAAGAACAATGGTGACGCAGCAGAATTGAAGGGATCAAGATCATCAAACTTTTCCTCCGGCAATTGCAGCCAGGCTGGATACACATTGTTTAACCATTCTGTGAGTTCGGCCGAAAGTGGCGTCGAAGGTCTGATTCGAGACATAGCAATACAGTTTCCTTGATATCGGGATCTTAGAGTATCATATGGCTACCTCCCGCGAAACAATTCTCTCCACCCTTCACATCCTGCTTTCGGCCATTCCCGCAACCACCTTGCGGGGCGAGGTCCTGCCGGAGCGCATCTCCCCTGCGGGGCTGATAATCCTTCGTGATGGTGATCCTGGCGATCCCGCGGTGACAATGTCGCCGCTGAGTTATCATTACCAGCATCGCGCCGAGCTTGAAGTCATCGTGCAGGGTGAGGCCCGGTCTGCGCAGCAGATGCAAGGGTCCGGGGGACCCTTGCAAGGAACAAACGACCGCGACACTGCCTTTGCAGCCCTTTGCGCCCAGATCGGCGCTGTCATCCGTGCAGACCGCACGCTCGGCGGGCGTTGCGATTGGGTTGAGGCGGAAGCGCCACAGCCAGTGGATCTGCCCGTTGAGGGAGCGGCCAGCTTGAAGGCGGCGGTGATCCCGGTGGTGCTGCATTATTCCACATTAGACCCGCTTGGCTGAACAATTGGCCTGACCCACCGGCCTAAACAACAAGCCTGACCCACCCCACAACCTGAGGAGAACATAATGGCACGCGCACAAGGAGCGCGGGCGCAGATGGCGCTCGCTTACGAATCCGTCTACGGCACGCCGCCCGCGAGCGGTTATTTCAAGATGCCCTTCGCCAGCGCGACGCTTGGAGCGGAGCAACCACTGCTCGAGTCCGAGCTGCTCGGCTACGGCCGGGATCCGCTGGCGCCGATCAAGGACGCGCTGACCAGCGATGGCGACGTGGTGGTCCCGATTGATGCGATCGGCTTTGGGTACTGGCTGAAGGCCACCTTTGGCGATCCGACCACGACCGGCGCGGAGGCTCCCTACAGCCACGAGTTCCGCTCGGGCAGCTGGACTCTTCCAAGCCTCGCCATCGAGATTGGCATGCCGGAAGTCCCGCGCTTTGCGATGTACGCGGGCTGCGTGGTCGACCAGCTGTCCTGGCAGATGCAGCGATCCGGCCTGCTGACTGCCTCGGTCAGCCTCATTGCCCAGGGCGAGACCCCGGCGGCAGCCACCGGCGCGGGCACACCGACCGAGATCGCGCTGCAGCGGTTTGGCCACTTCAACGGCTCGATCACGCGCGATGGCGTGGCCCTTGGCAATGTGGTCTCGACCCAGATTACCTATGGGAACAACCTCGACCGCATCGAGACGATCCGCGCTGACGGCAAGATCGACGGGGCCGATCCCTCCATGGCAATGCTCTCGGGCAGCATGGAGGTCCGCTTTGCCGATACCACACTGATGGACCAGGCGATCAACGGCACCGATTGCGCGCTTGAGTTCGCCTACAGTCTGCCCAGCGGAGAGAGCCTGACCTTCACCGCGCATTCCGTTTACCTCCCGCGTCCGCGCGTCGAGATCGGCGGGCCGCAAGGCGTGCAGGCCACGTTTGATTGGCAGGCCGCCAAGGGCGCCAGCTTGGGCCGGATGTGCACCGTAACGCTCATCAACGGCGTGGAGGCCTATTGATAATGCTCAAACTTGACCTCTCGACCGACCCGCGCTGGCTTGAGCTTGCCCCCGGCGTCCGCGTGCGCTTGCTCCCGCTCACCACCGCGCTGATGGTGACCACCCGCAACGATCCCAGCATCGAAGCGCTCCCCGAGGACGCCAGCAACGAGGACCGCGCGCTGGTCTTTGCCAAAGCGCTGGGGCGGCGTGCCGTGGTGGAATGGGAGGGCGTGGGCGATATGGACGGCAACGTTCTGGACCTTACCCCCGAAGGTGTCGACGCCTTGCTCGACATCTATCCGATCTTCGAGGCCTTCCAGGCGGGCTATGTCGCCAAGGCACTGGTGTTGGATCAGGAAAAAAACGTCTCCGCGCCCTTGCTGACTGGCACTTCAGCGGGGGCGATCGATACTGCGAGGCTTGCGAAGCCCTCGAGGCCTGCAAAGTCCCGTGCCCGGACTGCCCACAAAAAATGAACCGACCCCAGACCTTCGAGGGTGTGCAGATTTGGGACCTGGTTGGACGCCTCGGCGGCCAGCTGCGCGCCACACAACAGACCATCCTCGGCTGGGACATGGGAGCAGCTCTCGCCATGGCGCACGCCCTTGGCATCAACGGCCTCGCGGCCATGGAGCTGTTGCCCGAGATCGAAGCCGTCATGGTCAAACGCGTGAATGAACAGATTGGAGGGCTGGATGGCCGATAAACGCGTCTTCGTGCGCCTCGCAGCCGTTGGCGGACGACAAGTAAAGGCGGAGCTGACCGGCATTGGCGACGCCGGTGCGCGTGGCCTCGGGCGGCTGTCGCGCGAGGTTGATCTAGCCAACGCACGCCTTGCCGCCTTCACGCGCCGCGCCACGATTGCAGCGGCAGCCGCAGGTGCAGCTGTGGTGGCAGCCGGTGCTGCGATGATCCGCTCCGGACTGCAAACCATCGACCAAACTGCCAAGCTGGCACAATCGCTGGATACCACCGTCGAAAGCTTGCAGGTGCTGGAGCGTGCCGCTGACCTCTCGGGCGTCTCCATGGGCAATGTCGAGCAGGCCACGGTACAGCTGACACGACGGTTAAGCCAGGCTGCCGCCGGTGCGGGTCCTGCCGTTGATGCCCTCGACCGCCTTGGGCTCTCGGTCAGCGAGCTGCAAAACCTGCCGCTCGATCAGCGCATCGCTTTGATCCAGGACCGGCTGGCGGAGTTTGTGCCGGAGGCCGAGCGTGCTGCTGTCGCCTCCCAGCTCTTTGGCGATCGTGCCGCCCTCGTGTTCACGCGCATTGATACCGCCACGCTGCGTCAGGCCACCGCCGATGTGAATGATTTTGGCATTGTCGTCTCCGAGCAGGACGCAGACCAGATCGAGCGCACCAATGATGCAATCTCACGGCTTGGCCTGATCTGGCGCGGCGTCTCAAACCAGCTGGCGGTGGCCGCAGCACCCGCGCTTGAAGCAGTAGCGGATGCGCTGGCGGCCATGGCGCGCACGACCGGTCCATTCGGTATGGCCATCAAAGGCCTCTTTCAGAACATTGGCCGACTGACCACATTTGCAGTGACCTTCGCAGGCGTGATGGCAGGCAAATGGGTGGCGGGCCTCGTTGCCGCGACCTTCTCGGTCAGTGGGTTGGTGACCGGTCTGGTTTTCCTGCGGGCGGCGCTGATCCGAACCGGCATCGGCGCTCTGATCGTTGGCGCAGGCGAGCTGGTCTATCAGTTCACGCGGCTGGTTTCTGGCGCGGGCGGGTTCGGCAACGCGCTGGACCTGCTCAAGGACGTGGCGGTTGAGGTCTGGGACCGGATATCGCTCAGCGTGGATGCAGCTTGGGCGCGCGTTGAAGCCGGATGGGCCACGGCGCAGGCTGGTATTTATGACGGGCTGCAAGATGCAACAGCGGCGGTGGTCGGCTGGGCAAACAGCACCGTCAACACCTTCGAGGGCACGTTTTTGGCGGTGCAGGCCATCTGGGACGCGCTGCCGGATGTGTTTGAGCGCGTTGGCGCGCTTGCGATCAATGGCCTTGTCGAAGTGATGGAGACCGGCATTGCGGGCATTACCGAGGCGGTCAACGCCGTTTTGACCCTTGGCGGTCGACGTCCCGAATGGGCCATCGCAGCGCCTGATCTCTCGGAATGGAAGTCTGCGGTTCCCGAAGCCGTCAACCTGGGAGAGCGTGCGCGGGAGGCCTACGACAGCGCCTTCTCGGACAATCCCTTCCAGGTGCCTGAACTCTTTGGCGGCATGGCAGATGATGCGCGAGGTCGCGCTGCGGGCTATACAGAGGCGGCAGGGATGCTCTCAGATGCGGCTTCGCGCCCCATGACCGCTTGGCAGGCGCTGAAGGATGCCATTTCTGGTGCGGGCGATGAAGGCACAGCGGCGCTCGAAAGTGCCGCCAATTCAGCGGACCGGCTCAACGATGCGCTGGAGGAGACCGAAGGACAGGCTGGGCGCGCAGGTGGTGCGGCAAAGCAGGCGGGTGCCGACGCAGCTGAGGGTGCCGAGGCAGCAGCCACTGGCTGGCAGGCGGTTGTAAACGCGGTCAGCGAGTACGCGGACAAAGCCCGTGATGTGGGCGCAGATATCGGCAATGTGCTCGTGAGCGCGTTTCAAAGTGCGGAAGACGCGATCGGCAACTTCGTAAAGACCGGCAAGCTGGATTTCAAAGGCTTGGTCACATCGATGATCGCGGACCTTGCCAAGCTCGGAGCGCGCAAGTTCATCCTCGGCCCCATCGCCAATGCGCTCTCCGGCGCGCTTGGCAATCTCGGCGGGATGTTTGCAGGCGTGTTCCATCAGGGCGGTATCGTTGGCGGGCCTGCGCCATCGAGGATGGTCCCGGCCATGGCCTTTGCCAATGCGCCGCGGATGCATAACGGCGGCTGGGCCGGGCTCAAATCCGACGAGGTCCCGGCGATCCTGCAGCGCGGTGAGCGCGTGCTCAACCGCCGGGAAGCCCAAAGCTACAGCGGCGCGGGTGGACCGCGCGAAAGCGCCCCCGTCGTCAATATATCGATACAGACCCGCGACGCCGAGAGCTTCCGCCAATCGCGCACGCAGGTCGCAGCCGATATCTCGCGCGCGGTCTCCATGGGCCGGAGGGGCATGTAATGGCGTTTCACGAGGTGCAGTTCCCCGACAACATCAGCCGCGGCGCGCGCGGTGGGCCACAGCGGCGCACGCAGATTGTTGAGCTCGCGTCGGGCCGCGAGGAGCGCAACGCCAGCTGGTCGGCATCGCGGCGGCGGTTCGATGTCTCCTACGGCATCCGCCGCGTGGATGATCTGCACGCGGTGGTCGCCTTCTTTGAAGCGCGGCTGGGGCGGCTCTACGGGTTTCGGTTCAAGGACTGGGCCGACTACAAATCCTGCGCCCCCTCGCGCCCCGTCTCCGAGATGGACCAGGTGATCGGCACCGGGGATGGCGAGACAACAGAGTTCGCGCTGAGCAAAGCCTATGGCACCGCGCCCCACTTCTATCAGCGCCGCATCGAGAAGCCCGTCGCGGGGTCGGTGCGTGTCGCTTTGGGTGGTGCCGAGCAGTTCAATGGCTGGGCCGTCAATCCCACCACCGGGATCGTCACTTTTGAGGTGGCCCCGGAGCCGGGCGTGACCCTCACCGGCGGGTTCGCCTTCGACGTTCCCGTCCGCTTCGACAGCGATCTGATGGACGTCACCCTCGACATCGAGCGCCTCGGCTCGATCACCTCAATCCCGCTTGTGGAACTCCGCCTCAGCTAAGGACCTCGCCCATGCAAACCTATACTGCCCTTGAACATCGCCCTGGCGATACGCCCCAGCTGTACGACATCGACGGCGGGCTTGTTGCGCAGAACGCAGACGGGAAAGTCGTCCGCCTCAATTCCAGCCAGCAGGTCACAGCCGTCGCGCCAGTGCCGATCGAGGCCGAGGAGCGCTATGCGTTTCGCGCGGTGTTTCGGCGTGCCACCAACAGCCCTGATCCGTCCGACGACGCCATTGCCTGCGGCATCGACTGGCTGGCGGCGGACAAGACCGCGCTGTCCAGCACGACCATCGAGACAATTCTCAATTTCACCAACGCGGATGGGCGGCGCGAGGTCCGCACCTCGGTCGTGGCCGAAGCCGAAGGCCCCTCCAGCGTCATGGCACCCGTCGGCGCGCGCTACGCCGTGCCTTGGGTGCGCACGTTCGGGATAAACCACGCCACCGACGTCGAGGTCTGCAGCCTTGAGCGGCTGCCCTTTGTCTCGCTGCCCGTCGCGCGCACCTTCTATGTCACCATGGATGGCAAGGACCTCAACGAGGGCTCCTCGCTGACCGCACCCCTGGCCTCCATTTCCGAGGGCCTCGCGCGCGCAGCAGCCCTCGGCGTCCCGGCCATCGTGATTGTGCAGCCCGGCGAATACACCGTGCCGCCAGATACGGTGATCCCCGCCAATTGCGCCCTCTACGGCTATGACCTGCGCGTGACCAAGCTGAGCCTGCCGCCGGGCCAAGAGGTGAACAACATGTTCCAGATGTCCAACGGCATCAAAGCCCGCGGCTTCACCTTCGCAAATCTGCGCCATGAGCCCTACACCCTGGCGGGTGGGCCACCGCAAAAGGGCTGGGCCTTCGTCTTCAAGCCCGGCGAGCTCCTCACGCGATCGCCCTATGTCGCCGATTGCTCGCAGCTGCACAGCTTTACCCAAGATCAGATGGCCCTGCCGATCGACAAAGCCGCAGGCAATCCCCTGATGCCGCGCGGCGGGGGCAACCTGCTGGCCGACGGCTCGGTCCTCGCCCCATCCTCACCACTGCGCTCGGTCGTGGTCGACAGCTTTACCGCCATCAATCCCAATGGCGTCGGCTATGCCGTCACCCGCAATGCATTTGTCCAGCTGGTCTCGGTCTTCACCAACTGGGCCCGCGTCGGCCTTTGGGCCCATGATGGCGGCCAGATCACCGTCGCCAACTCCAACAACACCTTTGGGGACTATGCCCTCGCGGCGACGGGGTTTCGCAACACGGTGCAAATCGAAGGGCTGTCAGGCACCGGCGTGCTGGCCACTTACACCGCCGCCGCAAACACCCTCACCGCCCAGACCGAGGCCATCATCACCGCCCTGATGGGCACCCGCTATCCAACCCTTGCAGGCTTCAATGGCCTCTCGGAGCGCGACAAGGCCTTCACCGAGCGCGACACCCGCACCCTGCTGCGCAGCCTGATCAATGATCTGCGCTCAGGCCAGGATCGCGGCGCGCAGTCCTTTGCCAAAGGGCTCTTTGACTGGAACGCCAATTACGCCTTTTCCGTCGCCCTCGTGCCGCTCTTCCTTGCTACCTGGGAACAGGTCCGCCTGGAGCTTCTTGGACGGCTCACCGATCCGGCCGCCGAGGCAATGGTTGACGGGCTGATCACTTTGATCAGCGATGTGGTCGCGAACCCTGCCAGTTTCCGGGTGGCATTCCCATCGGTGATCGAAGCCACCGGCCAGCAATTCAGCAACGCAGGCAGCGGCGTCAATTACAACTCGCTGCCCTTCAGCCAGCGCGGCACCGGCGAAAACCCACCCCCTGCCGAGGCCATCTTCAAGGCCAATGGCGGCAAGGTCTTTGCGACCTTCTCGACCGAGGTTGGCGACACGTATCTCGGAGAGGACCTGCGCGTGGACTTTGAACGCAACACCATCGAGGGTCAGGCATTCAGTCGCGGCGTGCAGAACATCGCTCTTCCCCTCATCATCGGCATTGGAGGCTGAAACATGGCAACCATCATCACACCCCGTCCACCGCTAAACCTGTTCGAGGTGGTGCGCACGCAGATTGGGAGCGACTGGCAAACGATCTACGACGTACCCAGCTACACGATCCCGGCCAATGGCCCGAACCCTTCGCGGGTGGTGGGAACGGCGGCGATCATGACTGGCCTCGCGGTCTGCCCCATGACGCCCGCTGGCGCGACCATTTCAGCGCGGGTGCTGGCGGCAAACGGAGCGGACAATTTCCTCCTGATCGACGGGGCCATCGCCCCAGCCGGAGACTTCCTGTCGATCTCGCTTGATCGCCAGGTGCTGCGAAACGGCGAGCGGTTGCAGGTGAAGTGTGGCGAGGAGCAAAGCGCCATGACGCATTTTAGCTTCATTCTCAACCAGCGCGAAGAATTCACGGAGATATCGGCATGAGCGTCAAATTTGGTTCCGGCAAAGGCAAGTTCGTCGGTCAGTCGATCATTTACCCATTCCCGGTACCGCTAGAGGCTGCGCAGCACGTTGGGGCCGTCATCGTGGTGGAGGATGGTCAGCTTTACTTCTCCGACGGGGCCGACTGGGTGATCCCGACCGAGGACGTGGACATATCTCGCCCTTCGCCGTTGGTTCCGACCAACGCAGCAGAACAGACGCAACTTCGGCTGACCAATTTCAGCAGTCCAAAGGGCTTCACGCAGGAGGGCATTCTTTTCGAGGTCAGCTTCACAAACAATTTTGAGGCGCCGGACTTCACGCGCACCGTGAACAGTACCATCACAAACCTGTATCAGACGATCTATCCCGAGGATGGGATTGAACCGGGTGATACGTTCTGGTGGCGTGCGCGCTATCTGGGCTCGCAGGGAACGCAGTCCGCCTTTTCGCTGCCGTTCCGACAGACATATCCTGAACTGATCAGTGACCCTATCGCGTCAACACGCGAAGGCGCTGTCACGGGCTTTTTGGAAATCACACCGTTCGAGAGCGCGTTTGGCCTCAATTACGTCGCGACGCAGGTGGAGATTTACGAACTGGATGGGCAGACGCTGTTCGATAGCTTTACATCCATTGTAGGTGCCAGCACTCCTGTTCCCGGGACGGTTCCAGAAGGTGCATCTTATATCTGGCGGGCGCGTTACGGCGGGCGCGTCGGCCTGTCGGGTCCGATACTTTACACCGAGTGGACCGAAAAGCGGTCGTTCCTGAACGGTGCGCGGTCGATGGTGCTGGTCTTTGATCCGGCGCTGGCGGTTGACCGCACCGTGTATCTTCCTCTGCGTGGAACAGTGAACGTCACGGTGGACTGGGGAGACGGCTCTTCAGATACCTATACCAGTTCCGGCAACAGGACGCACATCTACGACGCGGGGTTCACGGGGCTGGCCACGGTGACCGTCAGCGGGACGCTCTCGCAGTATGGATGGGGGACTGCAATCTTCCCAGGCGGAAACGCGGGTCTGGTCCGGGTAGATAACATTGGCTTTGGCCTTGGCCTCACCAGCCTATCGGGCGCATTTCAATCGACAGGATCGGGCTTTGTTTTCTTAAACCCGAATCTACCTCCGCAGATCACCGACTTATCCCATCTTTTTCAATATTCAGTTGTGATCGGGCCAGACATTACCAATCTTGACGTGTCGAATGTGCAGGACTTCACCCGCATGTTCCACCGCGTTCAAGACATGCGTTCAGACACGAGCGGGTTTGACATCACTGGGTGGGACGTTTCGTCTGCAACCACGATGGAGGGTATGTTTGGCTCCGTTAGGATAGACAACAACGGCTTCAATCAAGACATAAGTGGTTGGGACGTCTCGAACGTCACCAGCTTCAAAGACATGTTCACATGTGTTGGCATTGGCGTCCGCCAAGTTTTTAACCAAAACATAGGTGGATGGGACATTTCTTCCGCCACTGATCTGAGCGGCATGTTCGGCATCACCAGCACAGCAGGCGGTCCGACTGGAAGCCACGCATTCAACAACGGTGGATCGGACAGCATCCGGAACTGGGACACCAGCAGCGTCACTACGATGCGCGGAATGTTCGGGTCTAACCTCTCCTCTGATATTGTTGGGAGCCGCCTTGGAAGTCACGCGTTCAACCAACCAATCGGTGATTGGAACGTAAGCAACGTGCAGAGCTTTTTTGCGATGTTCAGCACTGCGTCGTCGTTCAACCAGAGCCTGAGCGGTTGGGACCTGTTCTCTGCCACCGATGTGAGGCGGATGTTCACCAGCTCACCATTTAACAACGACGTAGGTGGGTGGGTTTTGCCGTCGAATCTTTCTGGGCTGTTCCAAGGTGCAGGCGCATTTAACCACCCATCAATTGTTTCGTGGAACACATCGTCGGTCACTGACATGTCGAGGATGTTTTATGGAGCCAGCGCCTTCAACCAGTTGATCGGCACATGGAACACAGGCAGCGTGACGAACATGGAGTATATGTTCGCCAGCGCGGTTGCGTTCAACAGCCCCATTGGTGGTTGGGATACGTCGAGCGTTCAGAATATGAGCGGCATGTTCCGTCACGATAATAATGCACTATCTACAACTACGGAATTCAACCAGCCAGTGAACAGTTGGGATGTTTCCAGCGTAACAGACATGTCGTTTATGTTTTCCATAAGCAGATTTAACGCCTCCGGGGGGACGCACAACTTCAATCAACCACTAGACCAGTGGGACGTATCAAATGTGATAACGATGGAAGGGATGTTCGCGAGGTACTCATCCATCGGTCCGAGCGCGTTTGACCAAGACATATCTGATTGGCAGCTTCGTCTTGCGGGGGTCAGTCTGACGGACTTCATGCGTCGGACAAGTGGGACCATGTCTTTCTCAACCGAGAACTATTCGAGGCTATTGGCTGGCTGGGCCAACTCGATCGCGGAGCGCAATGGTCCTTTCAATGTGGTGGCCGGTTTCGGCGACCGCATTTACAATGCCACAGACTACCTCGTGGGCGAACTCTACGAGAACGCCGTCGAGGGTCGGACCTACCTGAGCAACTCCAACCGCCTGACGGTCTCTAACGCTGGCAATGCGAACGCAGATGGCAACTATCTGTTTGACGGCACGGTACAGCTCTATGCCAACGGAAACGACTGGTATTTCATCAAGACCAGCGGTGTCTGGGAACTGCGCGACAACCTCGATGCCGTGCAAGTGTCAACGGCAGAGTAAAAGTGAGCCAAAGGGCAGCGCAAAATGTTGCCACTTTGGGGTTGGTGAGATCGCCGCGTGAGTGAGCGCCAGCATCCGGGCGACCGCGCTTGTCACAGAGCTGGCGGTTG